TATGCAAGCCAAGATATGTTTGACCCAGATGATAAGATCAGTGGCGGCCAAGGTTTCATTTACGCAAGCTCAATTGTTGTTGCAATGAAGAAGATGAAACTGAAGGAAGACGAAGACGGCAACAAGATTTCAGAAGTTATGGGGATCCGTGCTGGTTGTAAAGTAATGAAAACTCGCTATGCAAAACCCTTCGAAGGTGTGCAAGTTAAGATTCCTTACGAAACCGGAATGAATCCTTACAGTGGATTAACTGACTTGGCTGAAAAGAAGGGTTTACTGAAGAAAGATGGAAATCGATTAATGTTTGTTACCAGTGACGGAGAAATTATTAAACAATTCCGTAAAGGTTGGGAAAATAACGAAGACGGCTGCTTGGATAAAGTAATGAAAGATTTTGCGAATCAAAGAGAAACGGTAAGTACTGAAGACACAGCACAGGAGGAATAAGCACATGTCAGTAGATTTATCTTATGAAATATGGAATGAATTAAAACGTTATATCAACGTTGTTGATAGAAATGAAGCAGCCGAAACATTAGTTTCAGTTTTAATTGACAATGATATTGACGCAGACGATATTAAAACAAATTTTAAATCTGAACTAGAAGTTAAACGAGCACTTACAAGCTATCTTAAAGATCATCCCGAAGAGGAAGAAGACGATGAAGATAGCTATGAGGACGATGAAGAAGACGAAAACTACTGATGTGGTATAGCAAAGTTACAGCCAGTTTAGACGCACTCCCTGATTTTATTGCGTACTACGAGCGCGAACTTGAAGATGCTAAAAAAGAATGTCGGGTAGGCGGCTTAATAGAAAAAAATATTACCGCCTTGCCTGGCATTACTGAACATCGGTTTAATCAATTACAAGAAGTAGAAGCAGTACTTAATTTTCTTAATATTCAACTAAAAAAAATTCGAAGAAAATACTTTCAAAAATATTTAGAAGGATATGCTCGCGCTTTAACAAGTCGAGACGCAGAAAAATATGTAGATGGTGAAGATGATGTAATTGATTTTGAGACGTTAATTAACGAAGTGGCTTTACTAAGAAATAGATGGCTAGGTATCATGAAAGGTCTTGATACTAAGCAATGGCAAATGGGGCATATTGTAAGATTACGAACTGCCGGAATGGAAGATATACAATTATAACATGTTTAGAAACGCAGACGAATCACATCAGCATAGTCTAGAGACACTTAATTTGCTCTATGAATACGATGACTTTATGTTATCTATAAAAACCGTAGCAGACTTAGGCTGCGGATTAGGCAAAGATATTACTTGGTGGGCTACACGCACTTCACGTGATGAAAGGGCAAGACCGCTTAATATTAAATGCCAGGGTATTGATATTGTAAATGAGTTACCTGCCGCAAGACAACATTCAAATTTAACTTATCAAAAAACTGATTTTGAAGATGTTATATATCCGCCGGGGGAAAAATTTGACATATTATGGTGCCATGATGCTTTTCAGTATGCTATTAACCCAATACAAACTTTATCAAATTGGCGAAAAATTTCTTCAAATGGTGCTATGCTGGCAATAATTCTGCCGCAGACTACAAACATACATCTTAGAAATTTAGATTTTTCTCAACAAGACGGATGCTATTATCATTATACTATGGTAAGTCTTATTCATATGTTAGCATTAACAGGATGGGATTGCCGTGCCGGATTTTTTAAAAAAGACCCAACTAATAATTGGATACATGCCATTGTATATAAAAGTGAACAAGAACCACGAGATCCAAAAACCACAAGATGGTACGATCTAGCAGAAGCTGGGTTATTACCTGATTGCGCCGCAAAATCTGTTAATTCTGTTGGGTTTTTACAACAAAAAGATTTGATTTTACCCTGGTTAAATAAAAGTGCTAATTTTATAAGTTAGTATACGCTAACTTATTGAAAAATAAGCCCTTTTGAGGGCTTATTTCATTTAAAGTACGTATTTTTGGTTGACACAATATCCTGATTTTGCTATAATTTAAACATAATAAGAAATTAAGAGATGAAGTTAACAAGTTCGAATTTTTGTAATTCATACAAAAAGAAGTTGACAATTTATTCTTTTGGTAATATAATAGAAACATAAAGTAACAAAACAGGAGCTAGTAAATGACTACAGTTTTAATCAAAAATGGTGTTTATCGCAATCAATCAGTAAACAATGTTGCTTTTACACTTGTTAAAGATTTTCAAACAGGTGCAAAAGGTAATTTTATAACTGTTAAATCAGAAGGATTCTTTGGAGAAGAATTTGATGTTGTAAGAGTTAAAATAAACAATATTGAAGATGTCGAAATTACTAATCAACAATCTACAGGAGCAAAAAAAGTGAAGACAGAAACAGTAGTTCAAGAAACTGACGATGAAATTATGGATCGAATCGAAAAACGATTCGATATTTTACAACAAATGACTCGTGCTACTATTTCCGGTGACGTCCGTGCTATGATTGTTGTTGGGCCTCCCGGAGTAGGTAAAAGTTTTGGTGTTGAATACGAGCTTGAAAAATCCGGCATGTTTGACAAAATTGCCGGTCGTCGTATTAAATATGAAATTATTAAAGGTGCTATGACACCAATCGGATTGTATTGTACGCTATATCGTATGAGCGATCCACAAAACGTATTAGTATTTGATGACTGTGACTATGTGTTTCAAGATGATCTAGCATTAAATATTCTTAAGGCTGCTTTAGATTCAGGTAAAAAACGTAAAATTTATTGGAATTCCGATAGTGCTATGCTACGTCGCGAGGGAGTTCCAGATAGTTTTGATTTTAAAGGTGCGGCAATTTTTATTACCAATCTTAAATTTGAAAACTTAAAGTCTAAGAAAATGCAAGATCACTTAGAGGCATTACAATCACGTTGTCACTTTTTGGATCTTACATTAAACACAATGCGTGATAAATTATTGCGTATTAAACAAATTTTCCGACAGGGGCAATTGTTTAACGATTATGCTTTCGATCCAAAAGTCGGTGAAGAAATTATTGAATTTATGAAAGATAATCAAGATAAATTGCGCGAAATTAGTTTGCGTATGGCTCTTAAACTTGCCGATCTTACAAAAGTAAGTGCCGACAATTGGAAAACATTAGCAATATCAACTTGTATGAAAAATTCTTAATAGTTAACGGTAGTTAACTAAGTATTCAGTAGCTCCTGAAACGTGTAATAACGTTTCATTTATAATAGGTACCCATAAAAAGGTACCTATTTTTTTGACTTACCGACAGTAAATATGCTACAATACATTATATGAAAAAAGCATTAATTATAATACGTGATGAAGTTAACATTAAAATTGAAGGGCTCGAATTAGATGCCCGACGTAGTTTAACCAATGCTTTCAAATATGATGTGCCTGGCGCAAGATATTTACCGGCGGTTCGATTAGGCCGATGGGATGGCAAAGTATCTTACTTTCAGCTAGGCGGAAGTACATTTGTAAACTTATTACCTGAAATTGTTCCGATTCTAGACAAATTTAATTATGATATTGAGTTAGATGATCAGCGCGACTACTCAACTACGTATGAATTTTCAAGTGTGAATGAATCAACATTTAATCACATTAATTGGGGAGCAGAGCATCCAATGGCTGGGCAACCAATTATGCTACGTGATTATCAAGTTGAAATTATTAATAATTTTTTAGCTAATCCACAATCGATACAAGAAATAGCCACAGGCGCTGGTAAAACTATTATGACAGCCGCGTTAAGTCAACGATGTGAAGTACATGGTCGTACTATTGTGATAGTTCCAAATAAATCTTTAGTGACACAAACAGAAAAAGATTACAGAGGGTTGGGATTAGATGTTGGAGTTTATTTCGGAGATAGAAAAGAACTTGGCAAAACACATACTATCTGTACATGGCAAAGTTTAAATATTTTATTAAAAAATACTAAAAATTATTCTGCTGAAACTACTATACAAGATTTTTTAGAAGGTGTAGTATGTGTAATGGTCGATGAAGTACATATGGCAAAAGCCGATGCCTTAAAAACTTTACTTACAGGAGTAATGGCAAGAATACCTATTCGCTGGGGATTAACTGGCACGGTCCCAAAAGAAGCATTCGAATTTCAAGCATTAAAAATAAGTTTAGGTCCAGTTATTAATCAATTATCAGCAAGTGAATTACAAGATCGCGGAGTTCTAGCACAATGCCATGTAAATATTGTGCAGTTAATAGATCATGCCGAATTTACAAATTATCAAAGTGAATTAAAGTTTTTATTAGAAGAACCAGATAGATTAAAAACTATAGCAAATTTAATAACACAAGTTAATGCTACTGGAAATACTCTTGTATTAGTTGATCGTGTTGCTGCCGGTTATGCTTTGGTAGAATTCTTAGGAGAAAGAGCAGTATTTGTTAGCGGGGCAACTAAAGGAACTGATCGTGATGAAGAATATAAAGAAGTGGCAACCAGCACAGATAAAATTATTGTGGCAACTTATGGTGTTGCAGCTGTTGGTATTAATATACCTCGTATATTTAACCTTGTTCTGCTGGAGCCAGGAAAGAGTTTTGTTCGTGTTATTCAAAGTATTGGACGTGGAATTCGAAAAGCAGAAGATAAAGATCATGTAGAAATATGGGATATTACATCCACTTGTAAGTTTGCGCGGCGACACTTAACTAAGCGCAAACAATTTTATCGTGAGGCTTCCTATCCTTTTACACAGGAAAAATTAGAGTGGAAATAAAGGTTGCTCTTGACAACGAAATTTGCTATACTAACACTATGAGAATATTAACATTAGACAATACACCTTATGATCTCAATCATTTGCCGGAAGAAATAGATGATATGCGTTTTGCTATTTTAGATAATAGTAACCCGCATGAAGTAGATTATCATTACATACCATTGATTTTTCTAGAAAGTTTTAACGCTCCGGCACTGGTATTAAAGATCGGGGAAAATCGAGTAAGAATGCCAGTTGATTGGAAATTATTAATTGGCGAACCAGACTTTGGAGATTTAGAAGTAATAGCTTTATCGTCACTAAATGATAGGGGATTTAAAGCATTTCAATTTAATCCATTAACTAGTTTTAGACCTAGCTTTTTAGATGTTGAAATATTAGATGTATATCAAGATGTAGCATGGTATGCTCCCAAATTAAAAAACGGGCAAATATTATGTGTGCCAATCTCTGATGGACCAGAACCCAAATGCGTTTATTTTGTAAAAGAAATAAGTCGTAATTGTGAAATAGTAGATTACAGTCAGGCTTTCTAATGAACAAATTAATTGATAATAAAGAACAATACGCAGTATCAGATACTAAATTAGTAGTCCCAAAAATTAAAGATACCACTAAAAAATTAACCGATAGTGTTGATTCTAAGATTAAAAATCTTGAAACAATAATAGCCGAACAAGATAAAATTATCAAAAAACTTCAACGTGATGTTGTTCGCATTAAAGATCAAATAAGTCAAATCGCAGGAAAAATATCACGTGGATAAGTTAACCATTGGAAATGAAATGAAATGTTTTGATCAAAAAAATCGAGACTTTTACAACTCATTGACTGACGAAGAGAGAAAAAAATTTAGTAACTATCTGATGATAAGATGGGGAAGTTCAGTTCAAGGTGGTAAAGACTTGCAAGAATTTTATTTAATCAGTTGTAACGAAAGATTGAATAAACACTTTTTTGCTATTAGTAAACATCCTAAACTTCAATGGCTATGTGCCACTAGTGTAAGTCCCGGAATGGGAACACAACGGCATCAGTGGATTTCTCCGAAGAAAAAAGAATCAGGAAAAAGTAACACTAAAAAACAATTGGCCGAACTATTTCCAAATATGAAAGAAGATGAAATAGAAGTTATGGATATCATCAATACCAAAAAAGACATCGAAGCTTATCTTTATAAACAAGTTATTGAAAAATGAAATATACGTGTCAGTATTGTAAAAAAGATTTTATAAAAGAATCTAGTCTTACGGTACATAGCTGTGAGCCTAGACGTCGACGCATGGAAAAAGATGAAGTTGGCGTCCGCATGGCATTTAACGCATATTTAAAATTCTATGAATTAACACAAGGATCGGCTAAATTAAAAACATACGAAGATTTTGCTGAGAGTCCTTATTATAAAGCCTTTGTAAAATTTGGACGCTATTGTGTTAATACAAAAGTAATCAACCCTAATAGATTTACTGAATGGGTACTTAAACAAAATAAAAAATTAGACTATTGGTGTAGTGACAAGTTGTACGAAGAATATTTGCATTATTATTTAAAAGTAGAAAGAATGGAAGATGCTTTGGCTCGTGCTATAGAACATTCTATTAAATGGGCAGAAGAAAAAGATGCGTCCCCGAATGATTTTTTAAGATATGGCAATCATAATACTATAACTCACGCAATAACTAATGGTCGAATTAGTGCTTGGGTACTTTATAATTGTGACTCAGGTCAACGGTTTTTGTCAGATATGAATGAAGAGCAACGTAATATTATTTGGCCTTATATTGATGTCGATGTATGGACAAAGAAATTAAAAGAAGATCCTGTTAATAGAATTGAAGCACAGGAACTATTACAAAAAGCAGGGTGGTAATGAGCGCAGATATTGATATTGATTTAGCAGATAGAGAACAAGTTTTAAAACTTATTAACTGTGTATCAGCGAGACAACTTCATCAAGGGCAAGTAAGAAAACATAATTCAGGAGTATACGTAACTGATATCCCATACGACCCAATTAATAATTGTGCAGCTATAGATTATGAAGATGCGGAAAATAGAGGATATTTTAAAATTGATTTGTTGAATATGAGTGTGTATCAACTCATTAAGGGCCCGGAACATTATAAAGAAATGCTGGCTACAACCCCGCCCTGGGATAAATTATGGCAAGATACAATGTGGGCTAACCAACTAGTACACATAGGAAATTATACTGAATTATTAAAATCTATGCGTCCAGATAGCATACCTAGGATGGCAGCATTTATTAGTATTATACGTCCGGGTAAAGCACATTTACAAAATAAAACTTGGAAGGAAATATTCCAATCAGTATGGGATGGGGACGATAGTCGGGGATATACTTTTAAAAAATCTCACGCCTTGAGCTACGCCGCATTAGTAGCATTACACATGAATTTACTCCATACGTCTAACTAAAGTTATAGATTTTCGTTTGCTCTTTTTACGCCCCAACTCACTTAAACTACATACAGGACCGTGCAAAATCTCTAAATCTTTGTTTACAAATGTGCGTATATAATCCTTAAATGGGTACCATTCATGCTTTAAAAATATGTTAATAGGTATAAGTCTATTGCTTTCCCACCACCAAATATTGGCTAATTCTAAAAATTGTTTTTTAATTTCTACATCAGTTATACTACCAAAATCATAAATTGTAGTAATAGCATCATCGCGATTTTGTATAATCCCCACATACTCTTGAGAGGCATAAACACATAACGATATGAACGGGTATTTTTCAGCTAACTTGGCAAAGATTTCATTGGTCATAATTAATTATTTTTATATTTCATATTTATACGTTCAAAAATTTTGGATAAATATCATTAACCTTTTGTATAAAATATCCACATAAATAATATGTATGTATTCAACTACCGCCTACCTTTACCAACAACGAACTCAAGTACTATTGATAGACTCAAGCGGTCAATTTTTCACTGCGAGATATAACCCTGTGTACGCTAAAAAACTAACAATTAATCTAGGGGTTGACAATGTATTACTATTTTCTCTTGTTAATCAAGACGAAAAGCCAGTAAATGTAACTGGATCCAGTTTTATCTTTCGATTAACAGATACGCAAGGCACTACACTTTTACTACAACAACCAATGGTCATTCTTAATGCCCCAACCGGGCAAATTAAGGTTTTTATACCAGCTGCCGATACATTAGAACTAATTGCCCAGCCAGCTTCATACTCAATATCAGTACAAAGCGGCAATTTAAATCAAGCAGTTTTTACCAACGCTCAATCTGGCGCTCGCGCCCCAATTGATTTAGTTAACTCAGTTTTCCCACGTTTTGTACCTAGTTATCAACTTACTATACCTACATTAGAAGGTACCAATCAAGGTGTTGAATTAGATGGCGGAGGATACGAAAGCTATCCTAGCTGGGCCGGACCATATTGGATGGGAAATGGGGACGGTCAATGGTATTGGAATTCTTGGCAAAATACTGAATACTATTCCAGTTTTATAAATCCTGTAAATTATATTACCACAATTCAAATGGATTTAGTTGGGTATACTGGTACTATTAAAGCCCAATGGGCCGAAACTTATCAAAGTATTTGGTTAAATGCTACTGAAAGTACAACTTACTATAATGAAACAAGAACTATCTATTTGAATGTTATTGGCTGGTATCCTTTATTAAGAGTGTCGTTTAATAACAGTCTTTTTGCAACACCAACACCGCCAGGAATTCCGGCTATAGCTTACGCTGTATGTACTGACGGTGTATTAACAAGTGTTATAGTTAGTAATGGTGGTTCTGGATATCTAGCTCCGCCTAAGATAGATATTTTAGGTAATGGCTCAGGTGCTATTGCCGAAGCCACTATTAACGGCGATGGATCAGTCACTGGAATTAATGTTATTAATGGTGGGTCTGGTTATTGGCCAGTACCTGCTGGCGGGGTAAATCCTGCCGCATATCCCGTGCCCCCGGCCAATCAAGGTGCTTTTGTAGTAATCTCAACCGGTTATATTGTTAACTTATTATACCGTTAGACTATAGTTTTTACATTAATTCTGCTATAATATAGTATGATTGATGTAGTCTCGTTTCTTCCCGCTAAACGTAAACACACAAGTTCTGGCTGGATATCATTTAATGCGCCATGTTGTATACATAGAGGCGATTCACAAGATAAAAGACAACGTGGCGGATTAAAAATTAACGGTGATACTGGGTTCTCGTATCATTGTTTCAATTGCGGCTATACAGCATCATTTATATTAGGCAGAGATTTATCATTCAAAGTACGTAGACTATTAGAATGGTTAGGTGTAGATTCAATGACTATCGAACAAATTAATATCGAAAGTCTAAGACATCGCACAATGTATGGGTTAATTGAAAATCAAAAACAAGTTATTAAAGCAGTGGAGTTTGAAGAACGTGACTTGCCTGAAGATTTAGAATTTATAGATAGTAATAACCCAACACACGAAATTTATATAAACTATTTGAACAAAAGAAATATAGATTATACGTTATATCCATATATGGTATCCCCTAGTATTGAAGGAAGATTAAGTAAACGTATTGTCATACCATTTACACATAATAATATTATAGTGGGCAATACAGCAAGATTTTTAGATAATCGAACTCCTAAGTACATATCTGATACACAGTTAGGCTATGTATTTGGGACTGACTTACAACAAGAAGAATGGCAACATTTATTTGTTGTAGAAGGAATATTTGACGCTTTGTCTATTAATGCAATAGCAGTATTACATAATGACATTAATTCGACACAAGCACAGGTAATAAAAAGTTTAGGTAAATCCGTTACTGTGATACCGGATCAAGATGAAGCTGGTATGGCACTAGTTAATAAAGCTATAGAATTAGGATGGGCTGTAAGTATACCCGATTGGCCTGAAGGTATTAAAGATGTAAATGATGCTGTGATTCGTATTGGTAAGATAGCAACCTTACTAACTATATTACAATCTAGAGAAACAAACAAATATAAAATTGAAATAAAAAGGAAACAACTTGTTAAACGACTACGGAATTGAAGTTCAAAAATTATTTTTAGAAATGATGTTACAGGATGCCGAATCATTTGTACGTGTACAAAATATTTTTAATCCTGACAACTTTGACAAAAGCCTTCGCTCGGCCGCAAAATTTGTTAAATCACATTTTGACGAGCATGGTGCTTTGCCAATATTAGAGCAAGTATCTGCGGCAACTAGTGTTAAACTCAACAAATTACCTGATTTGCCAGATGGCAATGTTGATTGGTTTATGGAGGAATTTGAAGGCTTTACTAAAAAAGAAGAGTTATCGAGGGCCATTCTTAAAGCGTATGACTTGTTAGAAAAAGGAGAATTCTTACCAGTAGAAAAACTTATTAAAGACGCAGTACAAATAAGTTTACAAAAAGATATGGGAACCGATTATTTTGCTAGTCCTTCTGAAAGAAATAACAGATATTTTAATAGCGGCGGGCAGGTTAGTACTGGCTGGCCAAGTCTGGACAAAATATTGTATGGCGGATTTAGCAGAGGGGAATTAAACATATTTGCAGGTGGATCTGGTTCAGGCAAATCATTAGTCATGATGAATATTGCTTTAAGTTGGCTTGAGCAAGGATTAAGCGGCGCATATGTTAGTTTAGAACTCAGCGAAGAATTGTGCGGGTTGCGAACTGACGCAATGTTGTCGAATATGTCAACTAAAGATATTAGAAAAGATTTAGATACTGCTGAATTAAAAGTTAAAATGTTTGGCAAAAAAGCAGGACAATATCGAGTCAAATCATTACCAGCACAAAGTAATGTCAATGATGTTAGAAGTTATCTTAAAGAAGTTCAAGTACAAACAGGAATTAAAATTGATTTTGTTATGGTTGATTACTTAGATTTGTTAATGCCAGTATCAGCAAAAGTAAGCCCCAACGATTTGTTTGTTAAAGACAAATATGTATCAGAGGAATTACGCAATTTAGCCAAAGAACTTAATGTGTTATTTGTGACAGCAAGTCAATTAAATCGTAGTGCAGTTGAAGAAATTGAATTTGATCATAGTCATATATCAGGAGGTATTAGTAAAATTAATACCGCTGATAATGTATTTGGTATTTTTACAAGCC